TCAGTCGTGACCGACCGGGCTGAACATGTCGCGTTGGCGGCTATCCAGATCTGCCTTGCGCAGGACCTTGATGACCCGGTAGATGAACTGAAGAGAGAACCCGTACTTGCGGGCCAGCTCCCGATGGTTCTGGCCCTTCCAGTCCTCGTAGATCTGCTGGTGCATGCGCGATGCTTCTATCCGCGCCCCCTTGGGCATGTACAGTTGCTGTCCACCCCATTGCTCAACCATCCGCATAGCGACATCGGTGCCGAGGGCGTTGGCCGCATCCTTAGAGACGCCGAAGGCTTCCATCGCTGCGACCGATACCTGTTCAGCCAAATCGTCCAGCAGATCTCCGGCAGGGCTGCGGCCTTCTGCTTTCATGCTCCCTCCTGCTCAATACGAGCAATCCATTTCTTCATCTCCTCGATCACAAGACTGGCCTGCTCCGAAGTAAGCCACTGCAAGGCCTGGGCGCCGGTGCGGCCCTGGACGAACTTCACCAGCGAATCCTCCGAAGCGTCCCGCAGTGCTCCAAGGTCTCGGAGAGTCAGCCAGAGCGAGCGGATCTTGCGGGACCAAGGGTCGGCGGCGCGAGTCCTTTTCTCCTTGCCATTTGGACGTACCAGGAAGCCTTTGCTCTTGAGCGCTTCCAAAACCCGGTAGAGGTTTGGAACACTCAACTTGGCGGTCGACGTTGCCCCGCCAAGCTCAGGCATGCCAGCCAACATCAAACGATAAGTGTCTTCATCCATCTTAAGCTCGCGACGTGCGACATGGATCAGCTTGATCAGACGTAACCGAGTCGGGTTGGATGGCGCCTGTTTCATACTTCAGACCTTATCTCGTTCAAGGCTTCGAGCATCGTCGAAACTGGGTCCAGATAGTCCCCCGTAATGACCGCCAGAATCATTTCCTTGCCGCCATTCAGACAGATGTGCATGAGCTCAAACTGATCGACAGTGGACAGCTCGGCATCCTCGATCACCTGTTTGATGGTGCGCTCGGATACGTCATGATCGTTCAATAGCTGCATATCACACCCCCTGCGTCAGCCGAGCGACCGGCTGGTGGCCAACCGCGTGATGTAGTTGAGCGGATCGGCCAGCCTCGTACCCGGCGTCACCGGCCACCTCGTCGCGGGCCTTGAGCGTGCGGCGTTTCATCTTGGCTTGACCCAGGTTCGGGTAGTTCTTCGCCATGTATGCCTGGATCGCCTCGGCAATGTTGTCCTCGACACCAGCGAACTGCTCTACCTTGATCTGCACGGCATCAATCCAGCCGTGGGCGAAGGCGTCTCCCCGCGCTACTTTGGTGGATCGCTTGCAACGCTTCTGTGTCGCAAGATAGTCCCGTCGGGCTTTCTGCAGCTGGCGCTCCAGAACCTGATAGGCGTAGCCCGCCAGTTCCGGTGCCGCTCCACAACCAATGAAGATGAAAGATGCGTGCTCGAACCAGGGAGCACTGATGATGAAGTGGGTCCCGAATGCTTCTGCGCAGACGTGTGCCAGGCGCACCCGCCAAGCGGGTGGCTCACTCTCCGAGCCTGCTGCGACTTTGGCCTCTCCGGCCATGCTGGCAAGGACGTCCCCCATCTCCAAGTTATATGCGTCCATGAGCTTGTGGGCCTGACGCAAGGCGATTTCCGCCTCGTTTGGGTTCGAACCCTTGCTCTTGGCCATTTCCAGGCATTTCTTGATCTTGTCGAAAATACGGTCCTGGTCCACGTTACACCCCCGCCAAGGTCAGGTTGATCGGCAGGTACTGGTCGGTGGTGCCCTGGCGTTTGTAGACCCGGATGTAGACGGCAGTACCGTTCACCTGGATGGAATCCTTCAGCGCCTGCATCGCGGTCTTCCAGGCCGGCTCGTCGATCTCCACCCGCAACAGACTGAGCACGTCTTTAACCATGAGTTGACCCTGGCGGTTGGCCCGGAATGCACGATCAACCAGGACGCGCAAATGGTCGTTCGCCCCCTCCGACCAGGTGCTGATGCACTGATTGATCAACTCGCGGGCGGCGAGGATCTCCTCGGTGAAGACAATGCGGTCTGCATAGGCGCGCTCGATCTTGTACTGGCCGTCATAGGTAGTGATCGAGACATTGCCCTTCTGCCCACCCAGTTGTACGCCATAGCGTTCAGAGGACACGGCTATCAGATCGGCGATATCGGAGAGCGCCTGTTTCTTAAAGTCGGCCAGCAAGGCGCTGATCTTTTCGGCAGTGTTGCCGAGGTCGCGAGCAACGCCGTCGCGCAGCTTGTCGTGTTCACGGACCTGGTGCTCGGGCACCAGATGTCCAGCAGCGTTCATCACGAAGCCAGCCGGGATGAGTACGGCCTGGGTTTGTTGGTTATCGGTCACGGGTTGGCTCCTGAGCAGGGGAAAAGGTCTTGCAGCCGCAGCGCGGACAAACGGTGTCGCTCACCCCGGACTGACTTGGGTGTGGGCGACGATGAAGGTCAGCCAGGACACCCAGCCAGCCACAACGGCGGCACTTGAGGAGTCGATCAGTCATCCACGCTTCCCCCGTACAGCCTTTGCAGCGCGCTGGTCCTGCAGCTTCTCTGCGAGATAACGCAACTCGCTGTGGATCTTTGCGTAGTTCCCTGCGATGAACAGGTCCAGCAGCTTTAGCAGCAGGTTGTTGTGTTGGACCTGGTACGCCTTCAGCTGGTAGATCTGTTCATCCTGCCGGGACAGCTTGCTTATGGCTTCCTCGGCCAAGGCGCAGAGCTCCTGGTGGCCGAGCTGGGCGAGGCTTTCCGGCGCGGGATGAACTTGAATGGCAGCCTTGGTCATTGCTCCTGCTCCTTCACCAAGGTGTACCAAACCACATCCACCCCACGGATCGTCACGGTCGCACGGGTACGGCTGCCCACAGTGGAATAGCGGATGGAGCGAAGCTCATGGCCGAACCGACGCGACAGCAAATCAACGCTCTCGGCATCGATCTTGATACGGTTCTCGGCCAGCTCCAGGCCGACCACCTGAATGCCGCTACTACGCATATCGCGGGTCAACTCGTTGAACGCCGACAACTTGGCAGGGAACTCAGCGGCGAAAATGCTGATTGGTGGGCGCGCCTGAGAGTGAGTGTCGATGGCTGGCATCTCACACCCCCTTCACGACATCGGCAGTGACCAAGGGCTCGCCGATCTGTGCGGCCAGGTTCATGGCAGCCTTGACCAGGTTGCTGAGCGCAAGTGGGTACAGTTGACTGGACTTGTCACGGCCGCTAGTGCTCAGGCGCTGGATGATCGCCTGGATACCGCACTGGCTGATGACCTCCTGGAGGGGCTTTTGAAGCCGGCCGAAGCGGAACGCAAGGTGCTGCTCTACGGCGGTAACGGAGATGGGAGACAGTTCCACGATCTCCACCCGCTGCGCCACCTCCCGTACTTCGCCGTTACGCGGGCTCAGCTTGTGCAGCAGTTCGGGTTGACCGATCAGGATGATCGAGATCAGCTTGGTAAAGCCTCCAACCTCCAGCTCGCGCAGTCGCTTCAATTGCTTCAAGGTCGGGATGGGCAGCGAGTGTGCCTCTTCGATGATCAGCAGATGCCGGTTGCCTGCAGCATGGCTGGTCTTCAAGGCACGATGCATCTGAGCGAAGCGGGCCTCAGGTGACGACTTGGTTTTCTCCAGGGGGGCCACGGCAGCCATGATCGCTTCCGCAATATGGGTGCTTTTCAACGTCTTGCCCTTGGTGTCGTTGTCCTCCATCGCGAGGATGTACGGTTCGATCACCATCACCGGGGCGCTTTCCGCTTCTAGGCGATTATGCAAATCGCGACGCAGCGTGCTCTTGCCCGCGCCGGACTCACCGATCACCGCGAGGAAACCGTCATGGCGAGCCACTTGATACATGGACTCACGGACGTAGCGGATATCGGGGCTTACATACATGTCTTCGGCATCCTGCAGCTCATCGAGCGGATCGCGGAAAAGGCCGAATTGTTTTCGGGTGGCTGGTGTCAGCACCTGTTTGGCCATTAGCATGGGCTCGCACTCCTGTTCGTTTACTTGGTCGTTTTCGGGTGGGGATGCAGGGGCCTCGGCGTTGGCGCGTCGAGGCTCCGTCTCTTCAAAGGCTGCAGCGATGGCCGCAACATTGGCGCCGCGCTGGGCAAGGAACGTTTGAATTCGCCCCTGCAGAGCGTTGCGATCCAGCGACTTTGGCCACTGGTTGTGGTTGATCAGTTGGGCGATAGCGGCCTGGCTCAGATCGACCGCACGGGCCAGTTCGGCCTGTGGGACCTTGATCTCGGCGAGCACGTCCTTGAGCTTCAACATCAGGCATTACCTCCTACTACGCGCAGGCCTGGCCGGGCTGGCGCACGCAGTTGCTGGGTGATGGCGTCGAGCTGATCTTCCGGCACGCCGTTGGGGTAGCTGGACTTGAGCCAGGCCATGGAGTCGGCGGTCCAACTGCTCCCGAGCTGGGCACGCAGCAGCTTTGCCGCCTCGACGTGGGAGAGCGGTTGGATCTCCACGGTCGGCGCGGCAATGGGCGAAGCAACGCCGCGCCGTGGCATGTAGGACGGCAACACCGTGTCGGTGATGTGCTTGTGCGGATCGATCTCACCGTTGAACGGCAACGCCCGCGCCTTGCGTGCAGCAGCTGCGTCATCCTGGGATGCGGTCCCGGTGACCAGCTGTTCGATTTCCTTGCGTGCTTTCTGCGCAGGGGTGTCGGCGTGGGACTTGAAGGATTCGCCGATCACTGCCGAGGTCGCCTTGAAGCCGTTGGCATCGATGGCGATTCGCTCGACCACATGGAAAACTTCCCGGCCGTCATCGTTTGTCATCACCACCTGGGCGCTGTCCTCATCGCGCCAAGGATTACGGGTGATCAGCAAGGTATCGCCCACCATGACCTGGGGAATGGCAGATACATCGAACTGCCCGCCGCGATAGGAAACCTGGAGGAAGTCATTGACCTTCCGCGTTTCAGGTGCGGTCACTGCCAACTCTCGACATACCTCCACGGAGGGCGCCAGCCGCAGTTGGGCAGCTTGAATGGTCAGCCACTGCCCATAACGGGTACGACGATGGCGGGTATGGACGGCGGTGGCGTTGTGATAACGCATCCACTGACCCGCCCAGCCGTTGATCTGCTCCAGCGTTTCGGCCTTCTGCAGCTTCAAGGCTGACTCGAACTCACGCTCAACGATGTTGTGGGCTTGTTCTACCTGTCCTTTGGCGCGGGCATTGCCCACCTTGTTGATAATCAGCTCGATGCTCAGCGCCTTGCACAGGTTGCGGAAGATCGCCGAAGTCATGGCCGCACCAGGGTCAGTCATGATGATGAACGGCACACCATGGAATGGATCGTTTTCGCCACGCTTCTGCATGCAGCAGATCAACACGTTGCACAGGTTCTCGGCAGACTCGGCGCCCAAGACGTACTGCACATAGATAGTGCCGCTGGTATGGTCGGTGATGACATAACGCCACAAGCGCTTGCGTTCGATCTTTTTCAGGTTGGTTGGCTTGCCGTCATAGAACTCGGCCTGGCTCATGGTCTTGGCGCCGTCGTCGTCCAGATAGAACTGGGTGGAGATCGAGGCGTCGATTTGCCAGACGTGGTTCGGGTGCCGGCTGGCCAGCGAAACGGCCGGCTCCGGTTGCAGCAGTTGATCTGGGTGCAGACGGTAGGTACGCAGCGCACGGGTGATAGAGCTGATCGACAGCGGTACGAACTCACCAGTTTTCTCGTCGACGCGACCGGCCAGGATCTTGCCATTGCTGCGCAGCCGCTCCACTGCACGCTCAACGGTGGAGAGCTGTTTGTTGTTGGCGCGGATCGACTCCAGGAGCAATGCCGAGATCATGTAGGCCTCTGGCTCGCTTAGTGTGGTCTGGCCTGCGTCGGCACGGCGCTTGCGAGGGGGATTCACAGTGACCTCCCGAAGTTTTCGATAGATGGTCGGCAGGGACAGGCCCAGCTCAACGGCCGCTGTTCGGCAGAGCTCGGTGCGCTGGCCATGCGGGGCTACTTCCACCGCACGGGCCAGGTCTACGAGGCGTTGGGTCACAACGGCGTTCATGGGTTATGCCCCCGCCAGCGCTTGGGCGACTTGGGTGTCTGCGTCTTCGCGCATCCACTCCGGGGTTGCATCCGCATCAGGGGTAGCCGGGATGCCGTACTCCACGCGGATCGAGGACACGGCTCGCTCCACCTGGGCGAGCAGACCCGCAATCACTGCACGATGGTCCGCACCGTCTTCGTCGGCGTGCGCTACCAGGGCTTCGACGGCTGGGCGGAGTTTGCAGACCACGGCGGCTTCTGCCTCGGTGGCCAGCTTGGTGGCCTCTTCACGGATCGCGGTGACCTTCTCGTCGACAGTCCTGGCCGCGACCAAGCGGCGGGATTTCTCCAGCTCTAGCTTGGTGTCCTGGAGCTTGCTCGATGTGTCAGCCAGGACCTGGCTCTGCGCCTCATAGTCAGCATTCACGTTGTCAAGCTGCTGGGCGAGCGCCTCTTTGTCCTTGGCGCTCTTCGCGATCAGCTCTTCGGCCAGATCAACGAAAGCGTCCTTGTCGCCGGACTTGGCGGCTTCGAGTAGAGCCGACTTCTGGTCTTCGGGGAGCCTGCGGTATTGGCGCAGCTCGCGATAACCGATGCCCATGCGAGACATCGACTCCAGGGCTTCCTCTCCGAACGCGCGGAGGTTCTTGATGTCATCGTCCACCTGGTCTACCGAGCGGCCAAGAAGAGAGCAGAACTCTTCCCATGTACCTCGCAAATTTTCCGGACGGTCCGGACTTTTCATCCCGGCCAATGCCCTGTAGAGCCTGTTTTCCTTGACGTGGGCCAACTTAGAAGTCCGGACGGTCCGGGAAAACTCCTCAAAAGCACCGGCCATTTGGGCCTGACCGAGCAACTGGTTAACCAGGTCGCGCTCCACCTGCATGCCTTGGGCAATGTCACCCAGGGCGGTTAGCGCAGTGGCGTCCTCGTGGAATGCTTGTGGGTTGATCTCGGGCATCGGTTGAATCTCCGTGGTGCTCGCTTTACGGGCCATTCACTACTTCCTTAATTCAGTTGGGGATGCGGGTATAACGCTGGCGTCGTTCGTTCAGCTCTCGCTGGGCCTTGCTCAAGGCTTCCTCGAATGCGAAAGACACCTGCACCAGGCGTGGGCCAAGTTGCCAACGGTGGTGATCGTGGGGGCTGCGATCTGCCAGGCCGGCAGTCCGGAGGTTTTCCAGGGCGCGCAAGGCGTTGTCGTTCGTGCAATCGGCAGCGATAGCCACCTCTTTCAGGAGCATGCCCCGGAACTCGTTACCCGCCAGGGCCAACATCACACGCAGTACGCGCTGCACCTGCTCCGAGGTGTACTTGTCGTCTCTGCTCATGGCTGATCCCCCAGTTCGAGCTGCGGCTGGGCGTGCTGCTGCACGTTTCCGCGGTGCCATGCCAGCTCTTCCAAACCCGCCTGGATGGCAGCAAGGGCAGCAGCTGCCTCAACATCGTCAGCATAAAAAGCCATCAACTGGCCTGTCGCATCGTGCAGGGTTGTCTGCAGGGCCTGGATATCGTGGGTGCTAGCGGTACGGCCAGCGGGAACATCGATCAGCAGCTTGCCGCCGCTGCTCGCCAGCCAGCGTGTAACCAGGCTGATGCCGCATGCCTGTTCATAGGCCGGGATCAGCACAGCGGGCATACGGCCGTTGGCGATCCACTTGTAGAGAGTCCAGTGATCCTCCAACCCCATCAGAGCGGCGATGCGCTCGATGCCGTGGTTGAACCGTTCCTTGGCGTGCTGCTGACACAGCTTGAGAGCATCACGAAGGTTGTTCGGCTGCACCCGCTTCCACTGACGAGGACTCATTGGAATTGCCCCGTAGCCAGCCCGGATCGGGCTTCCAAACAAAAACCAGATTTGATCCTTGGTAATGTCATTGCGCCATGCACAATGAAATCGGGTACATTCACTGAAAGGGGTTGGGCCATGGGTAATGAGCTGCAGCGCTTGCAAGCACAAGTGGAGGCGCAGAGCTTCGTGATCGAAGCGCTGTTGCGGATCTGTGTACAATCAGAGTCGATTGAGCCGTTGGCCGTGGCCAGGGAGTGGCGTGAGTTCCGGCAAAGCCCGACATTCTTTGCTGCAGACGCTGTAGCGAAGCGGCGATTGGCAGATGAACTGGATGCTTGGGCTGATGTGCTCATCATGCAACTTCCAGAGCGTTGGCCGGATCGGTGCAGATCTCGCCCGCTTTCAGGCCCAGCTTGATGGCGATTTCATGAGTCTGGCCGCGTACGCACTTTTTGCGTCCGCCCAGCACCTCGAACACCAGGTTCGGGGAAAACTTGTTGGCGACTGCCCATTGGGTGATCGAAATGCCCTTGGCCTTGAGGTCCGCACGGGCCTGGTCGGGGGTACGTAGCTTCATGAGGGAAGCTCCTTTCGAGGGGTTATGGCGCCTTTTTTGGTGCCGACTAAGTGACCATTCGTGGTGGGATGGTGTGGTTTAGATAATGGGACATTAATGTCTCATGGTCAAGAGGCTTTTATGTCCAATGGCGTGGGTGAACGAATCGCTCAGCTTCGCGGCTCGATGAAAATCGGAGATTTCGCGGAGTGTCTAGGGGTGAATCGCAAGACGATTAGTCGCTGGGAGGCTGGTGAAGCGTTGCCGGATGGCTCCTCGTTACTCGCACTTCACAAGAGCTTCGGGGCGGCACCGAGTTGGGTGCTGTTGGGAGAGGCGACAAGAGGGGAAGATCCACCGCTGTCAGCAGAGGAAGGGCTATTGCTGGAACGATACCGTCAAAGTCCGGTGGCACTGCGGAAAGCGGCATTGCGTGTACTGCTGGGCGAAAAGCCCGTGACCCGTAGCTTCAAAGAAGTGGGCCAGTATATTGAGGGGGCCGTGAACCAAGCTGGTCTGACATTGAATGTCGGGGGCAAGAGGAAGAAGTAACCGTGAGCAAGGAATTCCAGTCTGTTGGGCAATACACCGAAGGCCACATCAACAACTACGACGTTCAGATCAACATGGCTGGAGGGTCCGAATTCCGACCACTTGTTCCCGCCCAAAAGAAAGAGTTATACGATCTGGGCATCAGGTGTACCGAGCTTGGAGCTGACTCCAAAGACATTTGGCGTGCCGTATTCGCAGAGCTTGGTGTAAAGCAGATCGGAGACATCGCGACGGAGCATTTCCAGCAGGCACGCAATGTGCTGCAGAGTCGACTCGATGCCCTGTTGGAGGAGGAGGATAAACGACGCCTAGTCGGCAAAGTCCTCCGGCTAGCCACAGAAAAAGATGCGAGAGTTGAGCTCAACGATTTCTGCGATGTCACTTTCGGTCGGACGCACCTCAACAAGCTAAAGCGAGTAGAGCTTCAACGAGTGCTGGAATTTGTTCAGGGCTTTCAGGTCAGTCCGGTCTCAGTTGAGACCACAATCAAAGTTCCGCAGCGCATGCCGCTGCGTGAGTTCTTGCTGACCCACAGGGCGCACGCCACAGGCCTGTTTGTCTTTGGGATTATCGTTGGGAAATTCTGGTTCTGATCGATCAGAGCTGATTTATTAAAGGAGATAGGGATGTCTGGTGTCGTCTTCACCCTTGGTGTGATTTTTGTGGTGGCTGCCATGGCAGGCCTGTTGAAGCCAGAAATATTCAAGGACAGAAAAACGGGGGAAGTGCCCAATCGATGGCAGGTCTTCTTCGGCGGGATTATGGTTGCGGCGGTCGCGTTTTTCATCGCTCATAATTCAACTCCTGAACCTAAATCTGAGACCGCCTCCTCGGGCGTTCAGGCTGACTCGCCGGTTTCCCAGGGGCCGATTTATTCGAGCGGCAGCCCTGATGCGTTGGTCGCAGCCACCCGGCTGATGGAGGCACTGGATAAAACTATGCTCGCGGGGCAAAGCGTGATTCTTCATGGCGACTTGCAGGCATTGGGCGCGCACAGTCGGTTATTCGGGGACTTGGTCGCATCTGCAAAAGAGCAGTTTGGCTCCACGATTTACGAAAAACTCGGAAGCTGTGGAATTGCTAGCGGCAATGCCCGTAGCTGGTGGCAGGCCCAACTTGCTGCTCAGAAGGATGGTTCAGAACCTGTTCCAGGTGCAATTAAAGAGTTCCTGGGGCAGTACCAAGACAATAGGGAAAGCTGCCTAGAGTCTGCGGGCCAAGTAACTAACGGCTGACGCAGTTAGATCTCTTTAAACCTGATTAAAAGAACTCCTGCTGCACGCCGCCGATCATGGCGGCGTGTTCGTTTCCGGTGCCCACATCCAGTGGCGCCGAACCAGCAGGAGGCGCCATGCGACCCAACTCTCCACGCGGCATCCGCAATTACAACCCCGGCAACATCCGCCATGCCCCAGGCACCCGCTGGCAGGGCATGTCGGCCAATCAGAATGATGCTTCATTCGTCCAGTTCACCGGCCCCCAGTGGGGTATTCGGGCCATCGCTCGCACCCTGATCACCTACCAGGACAAGCATGGTCTGCGCACCGTCCGCCTGATCATCAGCCGCTGGGCGCCCCCCAACGAGAACAACACTGAGAGTTACATCCGTCAGGTCGCTGGCCGTGTGGGTGTATCGCCTGACGCCCGTATCGACGTGTACGACTACCGCACGATGAAGGTGCTGGTGGAGGCGATCATCCGGCATGAGAACGGCTCTGGCCCGTTGGCTGAGGGCAACTGGTACGGCGACTCGTTGATCAATGAAGGCCTGCACCTGGCCGGGATCATCCCCGATGCCTACCACGGGGAGCAGGTATGAAGCTGATCGACAACTGCCACTGCTGCTGGAAACTCCACAGCGTCCAGCTCGCCATCGTCATCGCGCTGCTCGGCCTCATCCAGGCCACCATCCTGCCCATGTGGGAGGCGCAGCTTTCTCCCGCGACCTACGCGCTAATCAACAGCGTGCTGGCCGTGCTGCTGTTCCTCGCTCGTCTGGTGAAGCAGCCCGTTGAGCAAGGGGGCACGGCATGAGGCTGCTGACTCGGCTGTTCACCCACCTGTTGAGCTTGTTGCCGAACGTCCTCATCCGGCCGGGTGCGGCGAGCTGGTACGGGCCAGCTCCCTTGCGTATGTCCCGCTCCGGAAAGTCCGGCGTTGCCGCTGCACGCCGGGCTGCGCGGAAGGCACGCAACCGTCGGAGGGCTCGCCGTGCTTGAGCGCCTGACCACTCCCTTACCGTCCGGTTTGGTGCTGGGCCTGTTGGCTTGCCTGGTCTGTGGCGCTGCTGGTGCCGGCCTTGGCTACGGCTTCGGCTATCGCAACGCCGAGGCACTGGGCAAAGCCGATTTGGCCAACCTGAAAAGCCAGCACGCCGAGCAACGCGCTGCTGCGGCTAAGGACAGCCTGGAGCAGCTGCAGGCGCAGATCTCCCGCGCAAACCAGGTTGACCAGGAGCTGCAGCAGACCAAGCAGCGGCTCACCGACGCCCAACAAAAGCTCCAGGAGCGAATCCCCGATGTCACGACCGTCTACCTGCCAGGGCCTGCTGCCACGCCTACTGCTATCCCTCGTTGCGTGTTCACTGCTGGCTGGGTGCGCGACTTCAACCTTGCCCTCGGAGGCTCCCCTGTGCGAGCCAGCACCGCGAGCGCCAACACCGCCGTCCCTGATGGAGCCGCCTGGCCCACCCCCGGTGCTGCAGAAGAACTACTGGAAAGCGGGGTCACCCCCGCAGACATCCTTGCCTTTGCCCAGGACTACGGTCGTTGGGCGCTGGGAATCCGTGCCCAACTCGTCGCGTTTCAGCGTAAGGAATGACCGCATATGGATGTAGCTGATCTGGCACAAGACAACGACTTCACCGAAGCGGCATTGCACGCACACCAGTCCGGCGTACAGCGCCGCTCCGGCCCCTCGGCCTACCGCTGCGAAGAATGCGGTGATGCGATCCCGGAAGCACGCCGGCAGGCCGAACCCGGCACCGATCTCTGCGTTGAGTGCAAAACCACCCTGGAGCAACTGACCAAGCGGGGCTTGCGATGAACCTGAACGAACTCGACTTCGGTTTCCAAACTGTGCAGTGGGTGGTGGTCACCGTCATCGGTATTTACACCTGGATGACCAATCGCCAGGCCGCCAGTGCCCAGGAGATGCTGGAGCTACGCACCCGCATCGTGGCCCTGGAGGAGCGCATCCGACACTTGCCGGACCACGCTGCAATCACCGAACTGCTCGGCGACATGAAGGCCGTCAGGGCTGAACTGGTCGCCATGCAGGGCCTGACCCGAGCGGTGGACCGAATCAATGACTATCTGCTGCGAGAGAAAGCATGACCCAATATTCCGAGTTCCTGCGCCAGGACATGCGCCTGGTGATCCTGCGCTTGCTGGTAGAGATGCCGGCCTACCGAGCCAATAGCTCGGTGCTCAATGCTGCCCTGGACAACTACGGGCACAGTGTCAGCCGTGACCAGGTCAAGACCGAGCTGCAGTGGTTGTCTGAGCAAGGTGCGGTGTCGCTGGACGATATCGGTCCAGTGCTGGTGGCCACCTTGACCGAGCGCGGCCAGGATATTGCGGCTGGCCGTGCCCGTGTTCCTGGCATCAAGCGTCCGGGGGCCTGACCATGGCGGGTAAATCCTCCATCAACCGTCTGCCCCCTATGGTCAAGGCGTACATCCAGAAGCTGTTGCGCGATGACCGGATGACCCTGGATGAGATGCTGGAGGACATCCGCCGTCGCTTCCCCAACGAAAAGGCGCCCAGCCGCAGCGCTCTGGGCCGTTTCAAGGTGGGTTTCGAGCAGCTCACCGAGAAGGCACGGCAGACCCGTGAGCAGGCCGAAGCCTTCGTCGGCGCCCTGGGCGAGGATGCCAGTGACAAGACTGGAGCCTTGCTGGTCGAGGCCATCTCGACCCTGACCTACCAGGCCGCACTGGGCGCCCATGAAAACGACGACGTCACCATCAAGGAGGTGGCCACCCTGGCCCGTGCCGCCAAGGCCACCATGGAAGCCCGGACCCTCAGCGTCAAGGAACGCCAGGCCATCGAGAAAGCTGCCCGTGAACGCCTGCTCCAGGAGCAAGCTGCCGAGCTGGACAAGGAGGTCCGCAGCGGTGGCATGGATGAAGAGCAGGCCCTGTTCTGGCGACAGAAGTTCCTCGGGGTGAAGGTATGAGCCAGCCAACCGTGAAGCCCAGCACCAGCACGCTGCGCGTTGTGGAATGGGATGAGCTGCCGGAGTCGGTACGTACGATCCCGGATGGCTACAACCCCATCACCGAAGGTCTGCTGATGGCGCACCAGGCTGACTGGCTGGCCATCAACGCGCAAATCAAGCTCTGTGAGAAAGGTCGCCGTACCGGCATCACCTTTGCTGAAGCTCTGGACTCGGTAATCACCGCTGCCTCCCGCAAGAGCGCAGGCGGCATGGACGTGTTCTACGTCGGCGACACCAAGGAAAAGGGCCTGGAGTTCATCGGCTACTGTGCCAAGTTCTCCCGCGTGATCGCCGAGGCCCAGGCTTCGGGTGTCAGTGAGATCGAGGAGTTCCTGTTCGAGGACCAGGACGAGTCGGGCAACACACGCCAGATCAACGCCTATCGCATCCGCTACGCCTCGGGCTTCAAGGTCGTCGCACTGTCGAGCAACCCTGCGAACCTGCGCGGTCTGCAGGGCAAGGTGATCATCGACGAGGCGGCCTATCACCGAAACGTCTCCGCCGTGCTCGATGCCGCGACCGCGCTGCTGATCTGGGGTGGTCGCATCGTCATCATCAGCACCCACAACGGCAAAGCCAACGCCTTTAACCAGATGATCGCCGACATCCAGGAAGGCCGGTATGGCGATGCTGCTGTGGTCTACAAGGCCACCTTCGATGATGCAGTAGCCAATGGGCTGTACGAGCGGCGCTGCATGATGCGTGGCGAGGCGCCCACGGCAGAAGGCAAGGAGGCTTGGTACAAGTCCATCCGCAACGCCTACGGCCCGCGCAAGGCGCAGATGCGCGAGGAACTGGACGCCATTCCGCGTGACGGCAATGGCGTGTGCGTGCCTGGCGTGTGGATCGAAGACGCCATGCGTCCAGATCGCCAGGTATTGCGCCTGGCCCTCGACGAAAGCTTCACCCAGCAGGCGCTCTATCGTCGCGAGGCCTATGTCGAAACTTGGATCGAGCCGCACCTGCTGCCGCTGCTGCAGCAACTCGACCCGGAGTTGCGCTGGTTCCTGGGGATGGACTACGCCCGGCACCGCGACTTTTCGATCATCTGTCCCATGTCGGTCGATCAACAGCGTCACCGAGATGTGCCCTTCGTCGTGGAGATGCACAAGGTTCCGACGCGCCAACAGCAGCAGGTGTTATTCACCATCCTGCGTGCACTGCCGAACTTCATGGGCGCCGCCCTGGACGCCTCCGGTAACGGCGAAACCCTTGCCGAAGATACTGCAGACGAGTTCGGTCACGAACGCATTCACCAGGTGAAGCTGTCGCGGGCCTGGTATGGCGCCTGGATGCCGCGCTTCGTGGGCCTGTTCGAGGACGGCACGATCACGCTGCCAAGAGATGACTCGCTGCAGCAGGACATCCGCGCTATCGAAACCGTCGATGGCATCCCGATGATCGTCAAAGCCCGTCAGCAAGACCTCAAGGACCCGGAACTCTATCGTCACGGTGACTTCGCCGGCGCTGGTGTCCTGGCCACCTTCGCCACCTTGGAGGCAGCTTCCGGTCCCGTCATTGTCAAGTCCCGCCGTCGCAGAACGATGGCCCGCATTACTCAGGGGTACGCATGAGCAACAAAGGCGTGTGGGTCAGCCCCACCGAGTTCGTCACCTTCGCCGAGGCCAAGCGTGACAAGAGCCTCACCGACCATATCGCCAGCCGAGGCCGCAGCTTCGACGCCCAGGCACTGGGCATGTATCTGCCCAACCCGGACCCGATCCTCAAGGCCCAGGGCAAGGACATCAAAGTCTATCGCGACCTGCGCAGCGCCGCCCTGGTCGGCGGGAACATCCGGCGTCGCAAGTCGTCGGTGCTTGCCTTGGAACGGGATCTGAAGCGAGCCAAGGCACCGGTTCGCGTCGAGCGGTTCATTCGAGATTGGCTGACTGACCTGGATCTGGACCGTATCGTCCGTGAGTTGCTCGATGCTCCGCTGTTCGGATACCAGCCGGTTGAACTGATGTGGAAACCTGTAGGGTTGAACCTGGTACCTGAGGATCTCTTGGGAAAGCCAGCCGAATGGTTCCTGTACGACCAGGACAACCAGCTACGCTTCCGTGCCCGCGATGCCGGCATCCAGGGCGAGTTGTGCGATCCACAACGCTTCGTCGTGGCTCGCCAGGACGCTACCTACAACAACCCCTATGGCTTCGCGGATCTCTCCATGTGCTTCTGGCCGGTAGTGTTCATGAAGGGCGGCATGAAGTTCTGGGTACAGTTCACCGAGAAGTACGGCAGCCCATGGCTGATTGGTAAACACCCACGCGGGGCGTCGACCAAGGAAACCAATGATTTGTTGGATAGCCTTGAAGGGATGGTCCAGGACGCGGTGGCGGTCATACCGAATGATTCCAGTGTCGAGATCAAGGAAGCGGCCGGCAAGACCGGCAGTGCCGATGTCTACCGTGAACTGCTGATGTACTGCCGCAGTGAGATCAACGTGGCCCTGTTGGGTCAGAACCAGACGACGGAAGCAGAGGCGAACCGTGCCAGCGCCCAGGCCGGTTTGGATGTCACCGAGGACATCCGCGATGGTGATGCCAGCATCGTAGCGGCAACGCTAAATGCGGTCATTCGCCGTGTGGTAGATCTCAACTTCGGAGAGAACGTCGACGCCCCCGTGTACGAACTGTGGGAGCAGGAGCAGATCGACAAGGCCTTGGCCGAGCGCGACAAGTCGCTGACCGAGTCTGGCGTCAGGTTCACCATGGCCTACTGGCAACGAACCTACAACCTGCAGGATGGCGATATCGAGATCGCCCCCGTACCGGCTGCTATTCCCACCGAAGCCTCGGCCGAGTTCGCTGAACCTGCCATACGCCCGGTGTTGGACCAGCATGCCCTGGACCAGGCCATCGCCGGCCTGGCCCCTGTGGATCTCCAGCAGCAGGCCGGACAAGCATTGCTGCCAGTGATCGAGGCCCTGCAGAAAGGCCGTGATGAGACCGAGGTCTTGGGTCTGCTGGCTGAAACCAGTCCTGATCTCGATGCGAAAGCCCTGCAGGAGGTTCTGGCCAGGCTGATCTTCATGGCGAATCTGTGGGGTCGCCTGAGCGCAGCAGCGGATCTGGAGGACTGACCGTGGCCACTGCACAGCCAGTCAACCCGGCCGACCTCAAGGCGATCTTCGGCCTGGAGCCAGCCGCTGCCATCGCCTACCTCAAGGGCAAGGGTTATGCGATCACCTGGGATTGGCAGGACATGCTCGATGCAGCTCACGACCAGGCGTTCACCGTAGCCAAAGCCATGCGCCTGGATCTGCTGTCGGACATCCGCGAATCACTGGAGCGTGCTCTGCAGGAAGGCAAGACCCTGCAGCAGTTCACCAAAGAGCTGCAGCCCGTCTTGGAGAAACAGGGCTGGTGGGGTAAGCAGGTGCTGGTCGACAGTGAGGGGAATGCTGAGATGGTCCAGTTGGGCAGTCCTCGCCGCCTCAAGACCATCTATCAGACCAACCTGCAGAGTGCCTACATGGCCGGCCGCAAGGCCTCCATGGAGGAATCGGTCGAGACTCATCCGTATTGGCGCTACATCGCGGTGATGGATGGCAAGACTCGCCCAAGCCATGCCGCACTCAATGGTGTGGTGTATCGGCATGACGACCCGATCTGGTTCACCATCTTCCCACCCAACGGCTTCAACTGCCGCTGCCGCGTGACGGCACTGTCTGAAGCGGCCATGAAGCGGCGCAAGCTAACACTGGTGTACAGCGCTGGTAATGTGCGGACCGAGACTGTCGAGGTCGGGGTCAACAAGCGCACTGGAGAAATCCGCACTGCAGAGGTGACCATCGTCCGGGTACCCGATGCCAATGGTAGGGTTCGCCAGTTCCGCACCGACCCCGGTTTTAATCACAGTCCAGGCCAAGGGCTGGCCGAGGCACTGAAACGTAAGGAGGCCATATGATCACCATCGAACTGGATCACCAGCGGGTCCAGGAAGTACTCCGTCGCGTTGAATGGGCGGTCGGCGATCTGGCACCGTTGATGCGTGGCATCGCGGCTGAGTTCGCCAGCATCACCGAGGAGAACTTCGAGGCTGAGGCGCAGGGCGATGATCCATGGCAAACGCTGTCCGAGGTCACCACCTCACGCCGCGAGGCGAACAGCACTTGGCCGGGGCAGATGCTGCAGGTGAGTGCTGGTGGGTTGGCGGCATCGGTCACAACTCAAGCCACAGACAGCAGCGCTCTGGTCGGCAGCAACAAGGTCTACGCCGCCATGATGCACTTCGGCGGCAGCCAGGAAGAGTTTCCGAAACTGTGGGGCGACATTCCTGCGCGGCCGTACCTGCCGATGGACGCTGACGGCAAGCTGCAGCCCGAGGCAGAAGAGTCCATCCTGGATCTTGCACTGGGCCACCTGGAACGAGCCGCCCCTCAGTAACAGCCATAGGAGCGCTGTCACGCATTCAGCGCTCCGGTTCATCCTCCAAGCCCCTCTCAACGCAAACTAGTGCTTTATGGGGCTTTATAAAGCTAAGCCCCAAGCCTCTCTCGCGTTGCACTTCTGCTTCCCGGCAGTGTTCGGCGAATCCGCACTCTTTAAACCCGATTAAAAGCCCCCGGTCGTAAGTCCGGGCACGCTGTGCGCATCCTCACTCGATCAGCGCCCAGCTCATGAAACCACTGCACATTTTCAAGTCCGGCAAGCACGTCGCCATGAGTGGTGGCAGCTTCGACTTCAGCGAATCCGACTTGGCCGCCACCGTGCGCGCCTATGACCCAGCGTTGCACGAAGCGCCCTTGGTGATCGGCCACCCGAAGCACGACGCTCCTGCTGCTGGGTGGGTCCAGTCGCTTGCCACTGGCGCCGATGGATTGGTCGCAACCCCTGCTCAGGTCGATCCCGCGTTCGCTGAAATGGTGGAAAAGGGCAGCTTCAAGAAGATCTCCGCTTCGTTCTATCACCCCGACTCGCCGAACAACCCGGTGCCGGGCGTGTACTACCTGCGCCATGTCGGTTTCCTCGGTGCTCAGCCGCCAGCTGTGAAGGGACTGCGCCCCGTCGAGTTCGCTGACGGCGAGGAAGGCATCGTCGAGTTTGCTGACTATGGCCACGAAACCAGTGCCTCCCTCTGGCGCCGTCTGCGGGATTGGTTGATCGGTGAACGCGGCCTGGAAGTCGCTGACCAGATCATTCCCGACTGGCAGATCAACAGCCTTGGTGAGGCCGCCCGCCGTGATGACGAGCCGCGCCCATCCTTTTCCGACCCAACCCCACCCGTAACCGTCGAGGAATCCACCGTGACCCCCGAAGAAATCGCCGCCATGCAGGCGGAAAACAAGCGCCTCCAAGGAGTGGTGCAACAGCACCAGGAAGAAAAACGCCAATCCCAGCAGGCATCCATCCACTCAGCCAACGTCGCGTTCGCCGAAGAGTTGATCAGCGCGGGCAAGCTGCTGCCAAAGCACAGTGCTGCGTTGGTGGCAGCTCTCGACTTCGCCGAGTCGGGTGCCACGCCACTGGAGTTCGGCGAGGGTGATGCCCGACAGCCCGTCGTCGCCGGCCTGAAGGCGATCTTCACCGATCTGCCCAAACAGATCGACTTCGCCGAGAAAGCCAGCAAGGAACGCCACGGTGCTCACGGCCAGCCAGTGGACCTGGAGTTCGCCGAGAAGAACACCGACCCCGACCGTCTCCAACTGCACCAGCGCGCCACAGCCCTGGCTGCCGAGAAAAACATTCCTTACGAGTCGGCCATCCGCCAACTCATCTGATCCCCAGGAGCAACCATGGCTGATCGTTTGAAGCAACTCCGGATCGTAGACCCGGTCCTGACCAACCTGGCCCGTGGCTACCGCAATGCGCAGTTCATCGGTGAGGCGCTGTTCCCCATCGCGGAGATGGACAATGAAGCCGGGATCATTCCGCTGTTCGGCAAGGAAGCGTTCGAGGTGTACGACACCGAACGTGCACTCCGCGCCCAGTCCAACATCATGAATCCAGATGATGTTGGTGAACTGGATGTGGTCCTGCGTGAACATGACATCGCCTATCCAGTCGACTACCGCGAGCAGGCTGAAGCGATGTTCGATGCCGAGGCGCGAGCCTCTCGCCGCGTGGTCGATGTCATCGATCTGCGCCGTGAGGTCGCCTGCGCCAAACTTGCGCAGAACCCCAACACCTACTTAGCCGGCGCCAAGGTCACCCTCGCAGGCTCCAGTCAATGGAGCAATGGTGGCGGTGATCCGGTGGCAGATGTCGAGCGCGGCAAGGAAGTCATTCGCAGTCGGATCGGTGTCCGTCCCAACACCATGACCATGGGTGCGTCGGTGTACGCCTCGTTGAAGTTCCACCCCAAGCTGCAAGAAGCCTTGGGCAGCAACGAACGCAAGCTGATCACCGTGGAGCACCTCAAAGTGTTGTTCGGCATCCAGGACATCCACATCGGCGAGGCTCTCGCTAGTGCGGCTACGTTCGGGGATATCTGGAGCGACAGCCTGCAGTTGGCCTACGTGGCCAAGCCGCAAGGTGGCGCTAAGACCAACTACGAAGACCCGAGCTTCGGCTACACCCTGCGTCGTAAGGGCATGCCGGAGATCGACACCTTCGATGCCGCTGGCGGCAAGCTCCACTACGTGCGCAACACCGACATCTATAAGTCGGTTGTGGTCGGCGCCGATGCCGGCTACCTGATCTCCGACATCAACGGCTGAGGTGCGCCATGGCAGCCAAGAAAAAAGCTCAAGAGCAGGCGAACGAGCAACCCGGTCAGATTGACCAGGCAGACCAGGTTGACCAAGTGGACCCGGTTGAGCAGGCAGATCAGCTCGACCAAGCCGGCCCGGTTGACCAGGCAGACCAGGTCGACCAAGCCAGCCAGGTTGACCAGGCATTGGACACGCCAGCCAACGGCCCAGCGCCGACACCTGATCTTGGCAATGGCTCCGATGGCACCGGCAATCCGAAACCAGGTGAAGGCGCTTCAGGTAGCTGGCTGGGATCTGTGGCAGCGGACGAAGACCTCCAAAAGCGCCCATACCTGGTCACGGGACTCATTGACGTACGGCATGACGGTGAGCTGTACACCAAGGGCGAAACCCTCTGGCTCTATCAGTTCAGTGCGACGCCGTTGTTGAACAAACTCTACATCACCCCGAAGGAAGGCCAACAATGAAGACGAAACAGACGGTACTCACCACCTCGGTAGTAGCCCTGGTGGACCTCCCTCGCTTCGTGTTCGCGGGGCTCGATGGTGGTTTGTGTGCGGCTGGCGCGAAGGCCCTCGGTTCCGTTGCAGCAGATACCGAAGCGGACAACGCGGCGCCGGTTGATGTCCTGGGTGTCTGCCTGGTGACCGCCAGCGCTGCTATCGCAGTCGGCGCCGAAGTCGAGTCGGATGCGAACGGCCGGGCTGTCACTCTCGCTGCCGGCAAAAGCAATGGCATCGCCATGGATGCGGCTGCCGCTGCAGGTGATGTCATTCGCATCGTGCGCGGAATCTGACCATGCGTTACTGCACCCGCATGGACATTGGCAATGCCATCCCAGAGCTGACCCTGGTTCAGCTCTCCAACGATGACCCGGCTGCCGAGCAGCCCAATGAGAGCGTGATCGAGGAGGCCGTCCGCCAGGCTGAAGAGCTGGTGGATGGCTACATGCGAGGCCGCTACGTCTTGCCGCTCGACCCGGTGCCGACCGTTCTGCGTGATGCAGTGGTGTACCTGGCCCGTCACTGGCTTTATCAGCGCCGTCCCGAGGGCGTACTGCCGGATGCGGTAAAGGACAGCCGTAAAGACACGGTCAAGCTCCTGGAGAGTATCCGGGATGGTGTGGTGACGTTGGGCATGCCCAGCGGCCAGATCGCCCCGGAGCCTGGTGAGATTCGTGTTCGGGCTCGTCGCCAGCAGTTCGGTGACGACACTTGGAGTGGTTACCGATGAGCCAGACGACAGTGATCCTCGATGCCTTCGTTACTCAGCTGAAGAACACTTTCGGCCAGCAACTAGCCGTCGAGCTGTTCCCGGAGGCGCCGTCGAAATACCGCCTGAACCATCCCTGTGGCGCCATCCTGGTCGCGTTCGGCAGCTCTAAGTTCGGCGAGCCGGAAGCGCTCGATGCGGTTTTCCAACAGCGCAACTTGATCATCCCTCTGACCCTGGTGTTTCGCCAACTCAATGGCCGCGACGGGGTGATCGGCTATCTCGACGCTGTCCGGGACTGCCTCACTGGCTGGTATCCACCCCACTGCGACAACGCTTGCCGTCCTGTCGATGAAACCTTCATCGGCCAGGTCGCGGGCCTCTGGCAGTACACCCAGCGTTTCGCGATCCGTGCCACCCAATTGCAGCAGACCGGCTTCAGCGGATAGCGGCAAAACTCAATTTGAGGACACCCTGTGAAACTCACCACATACATCTATAAGGGGCCGCGCAGCTCGTCGACCTTGCGGGTCGATAACGAAGAGCTGGAGGTTCATCTGAATCCAGGCAAGCCGGTTAATCTGCCGGCCGAGCACGAATACACGCGTGTGCTTCTGGAGCTGAAACACCTGGAGCCCGCGCCCGCTGAACCGGCTAGCGTCCAGAAGAAAGGAGACAAATAATGCCCGCCAATTACCTTCACGGTATTGAGACTCTGGAAGTCGAGCGTGGACCGCGTGCGATCCGGGTTGTCAAAAGCGCAGTGATTGCGGTGGTGGGCACAGCCCCCATCGGCCCTGTAAACACTCTAACCCTTTGCCAGGCCGAGACCGACGATGCGCAGTTCGGTCCTGAGCGACTCACTGCCCAGGGCTACAGCATTCCCGAGGCGCTCGCGGGTATCCACGCGTTCGGCGCTGGTACCGTCCTGGTCATCAACGTCCTGGACCCTGCGGTCCATAAGTCCAGTGTTGCCGACCAGGAGCGTGCCTTCGGCATCAATGATCGTCTGCAGCTTGGCAACGGTGCACTGCAAACACTCACCCTGAAGCCCATCGGCCAGGGTGAAGCCTACGTCATCGGCACCGATTACACCGTGGATATGGTCACCGGTCTCGTCACCCGTGTCGCAACTGGCGGCATCCCTGCAGGCGCTGCAGTCAAGACCGACTACACCTACGCAGACCCGAGCCTGGTGACCGCTGCAGAGATTATTGGCTCGGTTAGCCTGGCCGGCCTGCGCTCTGGGCTGAAGGCCTTCCCAGATAGCTACAACCTGTTTGGTTTCTTCCCGAAGCTGTTCATCGCTCCGGGGTTCTCGACCCTTAATTCTGTCAGCGTTGAGCTGATCGCCAGCGCAGAGCAGATGGGTGGCATCGCCTACATCGATGCGCCCATTGGTACCACGCCGGCCCAGGCAAACGCCGGACGCGGCCCAGCCGGCACCATCAACTTCAACACCAGCAGCGACCGCGTGCGCCTGTGTTATCCCCATGTGAAGGTTTACGACGCCGCTATCGATGGCGAGCGTTTGCAACCATTGTCGATTCGCGCTGCTGGTCTGCGTGCGAAGGTGGATCTGGATAAGGGGTACTGGTGGTCTAGCTCCAACCAGGAGCTGATCGGCGTGATTGGTCTGGAGCGTTCGCTGACGGCTCGCGTGGATGACTCCAACAGTGAGGTCAATCTCCTCAACGAGAACGGCATCACCACCGTGTTCAATTCCTTCGGGACCGGTCTGCGTTTGTGGGGCAACCGCACGGCGGCCTGGCCGACCGTCACCCACATGCGCAACTTCGAGAACGTGCGCCGTACCAAGGATGTCATCGACGAGTCGATCCGTTACAGCTCGCTGCAGTTCGTTGACATGCCAGTCAGTGATTCGCTAATCGACACCATCACCGAGAGCGTTAACCAGTTCGGGCGCAAGTTGATTGGTGATCGAGCACTGTTGGGCTTCGAGTGTTGGTACGACCCAACGCGCAACCCGCAAACCGAGCTGGAGCAAGGGCACTTACTCTTCAACTACAAGCTGACTGTGCCCCCTCCAATGGAACGCGGCACCTTCGAGACCGAGATCACCGGGGAATACCTGGTCAACCTGGGGAGTGACGAGTAATGGCTGGCTTTGCCGCACACCGCATCACCAATGCCAACATCTACCTCGACGGCCAAGAGTTTTTCGCACGTGCCGAAGAGATCGATCTCGGCAGCGTCAAGGCTGTTACCAGCGACTTCCAGGGGCTGGGCATGGTTGGCCTGATTGCGCTGCCGGATGGCATCGACAAATTGGAAGGCAAGATCACCTGGAACAGCTTGTATGCCGATGCCGGCACCAAGCTGGCCAGTCCGTTCAAGACCGTCCAACTGCAATGCCGTAGCAACGTCCAGGTTTTCAACAACGGTGGCCTGGTCAAGGAAATCCCGCTGGTCACCTTCCTGACCATCATGCCTACGGAATATGGGTTGGGCACTTTCAAACCCCGCGATGCCGCGAAGTTCGAGACGCCATTCTCGGCGATCTATGTGCGCCAGCTTCTGGACGGCCGCGAGATCCTGTTGCTGGACTACCTGTCCAATATCTTTAAGGTGGATGGTAAAGATCAGTTCGCGGATTACCGCAAGAACATCGGGCAGGCATAGCCTGAGTGGACTGGGGCCAGGATGCCCCAGCATGGAAGCATAAGCCCCGCATATGCGGGGCTTCGTTTATTCGGACTTGCGGAACAGTGCGTTGACATAGCCCCGCAGGTGATTCCTTGCAGTAGATTCCGGGTACATCCCATTCAGCGTGGTTTCTCTCGTCGTGCCATCCGGCAGATACACGATCAGCTCGTCCCCCAGCACGCTGTAGGTGGCCGAGTAGGTCACCCCCTCGCGTTCCCACGTTACTTCTTCGTCCATATGTACCTCCTCAGCATCTTTAAACCGGATTAAAAGCCAAGCCTGCCACCCAGACGCGATGCTTAGGGCTCATTCCCACCAAGCATTCTGGAGCAACGAACATGGCTGAAGCCATCCACATTCCTCTCAAGTTTCCCTTCACCACGGCAGCAGGTGCGTTTCTGGACAAACTGCCAATTCGCCGCCCCAAGCGCAAGGACATCGCCGCAGGCCAGCGGCAGGCAGCGGATGAAGCTGGGCTCGAAGACTACCTGGTTGCAAAGATGACAGGCCTTACCCTGGAAGATCTGGGTGAACTCGACATCGCTGACTCGAAAACCGTGTCTGCGGTGTTTCGGGAGTTGGCTAGCGGCGGAGACGGTTCTCAGGAGCTGGGACGAAGCGCTGCTCCTGGTGCTGAGAATGCAGCCGAGTGAGATTGCCAGGCTGGAGATGGAGGAGTACTGGCGATGGTGCGAGGTGTGTGAGCGCGAGATCAACCGTCGGATCGAGGCTGCCGAGCAGCTGAAACAACGATAGCTACCAGCCCCGCCAATATCCCCAGCACCAAAGCGCCACCCGCTGCCACAGGGGTGGCCACCAGGGCCAACAACGGCAGGCCCACACAGAAAGCCACAATCGCAACCCAGAACGAGAGGTTGGCTAGGCATAGCCAGACGAGCGCAAGTATCCCCATGGCCATGACCAGTGCATAGAGGGTGCGAGCGGTGCGAGTGGCAATAATTTCAAACATGATTGCAGCGTAGCAAATAACCTATGGCGAACGAAGTCCTGGTTGGATTGAAGATCGGCGGCGTCGTATCGGGCAGCCTGCATGCCGCCTTTGGTTCAGCGAAATCCACGGTGCAACAGCTTGGGCGGGCTACCGACGGCCTCACTTCTAAGCAGAAACAGCTTGGCACTGAGCTTTCTGCCGCACTGGCGCGGGGTGGTACTGGCATTGGTCGTATGCGCCTGCAATACGACCAGGTCGGCCGGACCATCGATCAACTGAAGGCCAAGCAAGAGCGCCTGAATACCAGCATCGCGCGTGGCGAAACCCTCAAGTCCGCACGTGGCGAGCTGCGCGGGCAGTTTATGGAGACCGCGGGTACTGGTGCGGCCTTGGGCGCTCCGGTCGCACTCGCCGCACGCACAGCCATCGACTTCAAGGACCGGACCAACGACATCGCCATCACGGGTGGCTTCGATGCGGCTGAAGAACTGCGTCTAGGTGAGGTACTCAGGAGTTCAGCTCTGAAGTGGAACCAGACCCAGTTGGAGGTTGCCGCAGGCGCCCAGGTGCTGATTGCGGGGGGTGTTTCAAACGTCAAGGAATTGGAGGCCTATGCGCCTCTCATGGCCAAGTTTGCAACGGCCACACGTGCCAGCATGGATGACCTCGGTTCTGTCGCTATAGCTTTGAACGATAATCTCGGTATTGGGGCGTCTGGATTTGAGCGCTCCATGAACATGCTCGCTTCTGCAGGCAAGCAGGGCCAGTTCGAGCTGGCTGATATGGCCAAATGGCTGCCGCAGTTGACCCCTCAATTCGCCGCTCTTGGAATCACTGGTGAGCGTGCGGTCGCAGAGATCGGTGCGTCTCTTCAAATTGCTCGGCGTGGCGCGGGGACCAACGACGAAGCTGCCAACAACTTCAAGAACTTCCTTTCAAAATTGACTGCCAAGGACACCCTTAAGTCTTTTGAAGGTGCTGGCATTAATCTCCAAGACGCAATGACAAATCTGGTTGGCAAAGGCCTTACACCAGTCCAGGCAATGCTTGAGGTGATTACCCAGTACGTTGGAAGTAAGGGGCCGAAAGCTACTGGAGAGTTCCAGAAGGCTATGGCCATAAAGGATGATGCCGAGCGTGAAATTGCGCTGAAGCGCTTGAACGAGGCTTACAAGCTCGGCGAGCTGTTCGCTGACATGCAGGTGCTTTCGTTCGTTCGGCCAGCTATGGCCAATCGCGAAGACCTGAGTGGAATCCAGAAAACCAGTATTGCAGACGCCGACAAGGGAGTTGGCGATGCAGACTGGAAAAAGCGCATGGAGAGCCCCAAAGAGCAGCTCAAGGCGCTGACCATCAACTTGTCAGAGCTTGGAATCACGGTCGGCAGCGTTCTATTGCCAGCCCTTGTTGATGTCACCCAAGCAGCGATTCCATTGGTCCAGGGCTTCGCAACTTGGGCCGGTGAGAACCCCGTCCTGGTGAAGTCTGTCATTGGTCTGGTCGGCGGCTTGTTAGCGGGTAAATTGGCTTTCATTGGCCTGGCCTACGGTGCCAACCTGGTTATGTCACCGTTCGTGGCAATGACGACTACCGTCACTTCGCTGTCGTCCAAGTGGACCCTGCTTCGTGCCATGTGGCAGATGGGCAAGTTTGTCCCCCTGATCACTGGGCTGACCCGCATAGGATCAGGGATCGCCACAGTGTTGCGCTTCACCGGCTCATTCATGCGCGGCATCGTAATGGCGTTCGGCGCTCCGCTCATGATGGCGGCTCGCGGTGTATTGATGCTGGGCAAGGTCCTGGGCGGCACCTTGCTGTTCGGGTTGAAGCTGGCAGGCCAGGCCGTGCTCTGGCTCGGTCGGGCGCTGATGATGAACCCCATCGGCCTGGCTGTGACGGCCATCGCCTTGAGCGCCTATCTGATCTATCGCTATTGGGAGCCCATCAAGGGCTTCTTCAGTGGCTTGTGGGATAGGGTCAAAGGTCTCTTCAGTGGTGGTCTCTCAGGCATCGCTGGACAGATCATCAACTTCAGTCCGGTGGGCCTGTTCTACCGCGCCTTCGCAGGAGTGATGAGCTATTTCGGTATTGAGCTGCCGGGCAAGTTCACCGAGTTTGGCGGCAACATCATCAGCGGCCTTGTTGCTGGTATCAGCAACGCACTCAGCTCAGCGAAAGAATCTGTCCTGGGCATCGGCACGTCGATTAAAGGTTGGTTTACCGAAACCCTCGGTATCCAGTCGCCAAGTCGGGTGTTCATGGGATATGGCGCGAACATCAGTGAGGGAGCGGCAATCGGCATTGCTTCGGAAGCCGACCTGGTTCGCCAGGCCGCGCTCGGTATGGCCGGACAAACTGCCGTAGATCTGGCCGCTCCGAAGATCCCGCCGTTATCAGCGGTCGCGTCGCCTGCAGAGCGCTTGCCGCCGAGCCCGGAAGCCATATCGATGGCCAGCAGAATGGGCAATGCAGATCCAGGCGCCGCTCAGGCAGGTTCAGGTGGCGGAATGGTCGTCCATTACTCGCCAAGCATCGTCGTACCACCAGGTGCGCAGGCACAAGTAGGGCAAGCCCTGCAGATGAGCTACGCGGAATTTGCTCGATTTATGGAGCGCTTTCACCACGACCAGGAGCGCCGCAGTTATGGAGGGCGTAAGTAATGTTCGCTGTGCTCGGAAAAATAGAGTTCGAAGTTGCAGGCGGATTTACCGGTTTAGAGCAGCGCGGCTCAGCCAATTGGGCTGAGCACAATCTGATCCAGGGCAAGCCGTTGCTTGAATGGGGCGGGGAAGGCCTTGATGAACTGACGTTCACCATGGCGTTGCATCCGTGGCTCGGCGACCCCGAGACGCAACTGCGTACTCTGCGGGAAGCGAAGAGCAAGCATGATCCGTTGGCGTTTGTTCTCGGAAGCGGTAAGTACGTCGGCAACTTCGTTGTCGTCGACATCAACAATACGCTGAGACGCACATCGGCCGATGGGCGTACCTACGCCACTGATGTTCAGATCAGCTTGAAAGAGTATGCCGGGCCATTTACGCCGAAGGTTCCTCGGCCTGGTCTGATCGATCCTGCCACCGCAACAACTGCGATGGCCACGCTCTCCCCAACGTTGGTATCGAAGCTTGCCCCAGTGCTGACCGCAGCTCAAAAAGCGCTTGGCTATGCGCGCCAGGCCGGGACAATGATTGGATCGGCGAAAGAGATTTACGATGCGGTGAGGAACACAAGTCCAGCAATGCTGCTTGCCCGAGCACCGCAGCTGGTCGGCGTAACCGAGCGGGTACTGGGTCCAATCAAAGGGTTTTCGGAAGCGGCGAGCTTGCTCAGCGATGGCAACGACCTGGTGCAGTTGGGGCAGCAGATGTTTAGCGATATCACCAATGCCAAGTCGAGCCTCAATCTACTTGATATCGATAACGTAGTAAGCCGCTTCGAAAACTCCGGCCGCTACATTTCGCAGGCCTACGACAAGTTCGATGATGCCTCAACTCGCTTGTCTGGCCTGGCTGCGAAAGTCATTACCAGGAGAGCGTGATGTTTCTGACCCACATCACAGTGGAGGGCGAGCGATGGGACCAGTTGGCCTATCGGTACTACGGCGATGCCCACCGCTATCACCCCATTGTTGAAGCCAACCCGCACGTTCCAATTACCCGAGCTCTGCCGGCAGGCTTAAAGCTCGCTATCCCTGTACTTGAGCCTGTTGTATCGACAGAGGACTTGCCGCCATGGATGCTTTAGTGCCAGACCAGGTCCCTGAGGCGCGCTTTGTTCTGACTTACCAGCAGCGCAATATCACACACGATGTCAGCAAGCACCTGACCTCCATCTCATATGCAGACAACCTGACCGGCCAGGCTGACTCGTTGGATGTTGAGCTGGAGGACACTGAGAGCAAATGGCTGGACGCTTGGTATCCGGGTCACGGTGATGCACTCGCTCTGTCGCTTGGCTGGGCGGGTAAGCCGCTACGGCAGTTGAGCCGCCTTGAGATCGATGAAGTGGACTTCAGCTCTGCGCCCACCACCGTTGCCATTCGAGCGCTTGCAACGGGCATCAATACGGCGCTACGAACCACAGAACATAAGGCATACGAAAACACGACACTCGCGGCAGTGGCTCAGGAGATCGCCAAACGCCAGGGGTTGACGCTTATCGGTAGCATCGAGCCGATCAAACTGGATCGTCTGACACAGCAGGAGTCCGATCTAGAGTTCTTGCGCAACCTGGCCGACGAATATGACTACGCCTTCAAAGTGACCGGCTCACGCCTTGTATTTCACGCTATCAGCGAGTTGGCGAAAGGTACGCCGGTTGCGAAGCTGTCGCTGAAGGACCTGAGCAGCGTGCGTTTGCGTGATCAGATCCGTACCGTGCCCCAAGCGGTAGCTGTGAAACACAAGGAGCCAGCCCAGAAGAAACTGATCTCCTACGACATAAAGAATGGCGAGACCGTTGCAGTGCCGAGTAGTGGCAGCGGCAAAACCACAAGCGGCGACACCAAAAAGCAACGCAGACGGGCAGCTTCAGAACAAGAGGCCAAAGCCAAGGCGAAAGCAGACTTGGCCAAATCCAATCGGGAACGCACAACGGGCAGCTGGTCAATGAGGGGGCAGCCTAACCTGGTCAGCGGCAACGTCGTTGCTCTGGTCGGTGCAGGTAAATTGAGTGGCAACTATCTGATCCTGTCGGCCACCCATCGTATTGCCCGTGACGGCGGTTATACGGTTGAACTGAGCGTGTGTCGGGTCGCCGCACCATCGATCAAGCTGACATTTGAAAACAGCCAGCCCGACCTCGCGCTGGCTAACTACGGTTTTACTCAGGGCGAGGCCCTGGCCTAAGGGGCATCAATGAGCATCGAGCTGGAGTATGGTGAGGTAAGCGCTCTTGACTATCCCGGATGCCGCATTCGTGTCCGCCTGGATAGTCGGGATGGTGTCGAGAGTTATTGGCTGAGCGTTCCGCAACGCAACACTCAGGGCACAACGCGACGGCCATTGCTGCCTGAACTGGGCGAGCAAGTGGCTGTGCTGCTCGATGGCGATGGCGTCGGCGGAGTGTATCTTGGTGGGGTGTATTCAACCGCCGAGCCGCCACCGGTCACTGATGAGAACACAGACTTTGTCCGGTTCAGTGATGGGACAACCATCACCTATGATCGAGAAGCCCATGTGATGGCCCTAGACTGCGTCGGTGCAACCACTCTGAAGTGCGCTAAGAACCTCAATGTTGAGTGCGGTGAACCCGTCTTCGTGAAGGCGCCCAGCGCAACGCTGGATATCCCGACGGTAACCACCACGGGCGACTTGGTCGTCGGCGGCAATGTTGCAGTGACGGGCAACATCGAAGCTGGCGGGACAATCATGGATAAGGGCGGCAACTCGAACAACCACAAGCATTGATCCTCTTTAAACCCGATTAAAAGCCAGCCACGTTGTCACGCGCCCAATATGGGCGCATGACAACGCCTATCTCACTCTCCAACATCACCGCCGTCCACTGGCAGCCAGCACTTGGCACTGCCGGTGCGGTCGTTGAAGGCCTGCGCGATATTGACCAGGCGATTCGCATCATCCTCACCACGCCAAAGGGTAGCGACCCGCACCGCCCGACCTTTGGTAGCGACGTTCACCAGTACATCGACTGGCCCGTAAATCGAGTCGTGCCGCACTTGGTACGTGAAGCCGTGGATGCAATCCGCATCTGGGAGCCTCGGGTTGATGTCGTAGAAGTCACTCCCACCATTGAAGGTGCCCAGGTCCGGCTCAAGGTCACCTGGCGAGTCGCCGATGGTGTGCCGCAACTGACGGAGGTCTCGTATGCGCGAGCTGCCTAAGCCAGTGTTTGTTGCCGTCGATCCAGCAGCGACGGAAGCCGATCTCATTGCCCGGTATGAGGCCAAGTCGGGGAAAACTCTGTACCCAGCGCAGATCGAGCGCCTATTTATCGATCAGATTGCATACGCCACGACCGGCCTGCAGATGTCGATCCAGAATGCCGGCGAGCAGTTGCTCGTCAGGTTCGCAACTGGCGCAATCCTGGACTACCTGGGCGAACTGGTGGCCACCCCTCGCTTGCTCGCTGTTGCAGGTCGCTGCCTGCTGCGCTTTACACTCAAGGTCACTGCAGCTCAGCCACGACTGATTCCCGCAGGGACGCGCGTGGTGACACAAGACAGCAAGGTTGCGTTTCTGACCGATGAGGATGTCGTAATTCCGGCCGGACAGACCCAGATCAATGTCACTGCCAGCTGCAGTACAGCTGGGACTGTCGGTAACGGCTGGGCGGTTGGTCAGATCAGTGCCATTTCTGATCCTGCGCTTTCCGCTGATCTTATGGCTACGAACGTGACTGTGAGCGCAGACGGCGCCGAGGACGAGGATGATGATCGCTACCGTGAACGCATCATTCTGGCGCCCGAAGCGTTCAGTAACGCCGGCAGCCGGGGTGCATATCGCTACCACGCGATGTCAGTGCACCAGTCGATCATTGACGTAGCTGTCCATGGCCCTGCCGAAGGGCAGCAGCCTGGCCATGTCGCGCTGTTCCCGCTGACAACAAGCGGCCTGCCGAACGATGACCTCCTTCAGCGCATGCTTACACATGTTAGCGGCGAGAAAGTTCGTCCGCTGTGCGACACCGTGCATGCGTGGGCACCTGTCGAGGTGAACTACTCGATCAAGGCCACCATCGTCTTTTTCCAGACAGCTGTACGCGAAACGGTGATGGCGCAAGTGAAGGTTGCGGCAGAGGCATTTGCTCGTCGACTCAGAGCCGGCCTGGGCGCGGACATCATCCCCGAGCAGCTAATCGCAGAACTCCAGGTGGCAGGTGTGTACCGCGCTTATGTCCAAATGCCGGCAGTGCCACGCGAGGTGCTGAGTAACGAATGGGCAGTGTGTACTTCCATCGAGCTTATCGACGGAGGCACGTCCAATGGTTGATCAACAGCTGCCGCCAGCACTGGCCAGTGACGAACGATTCGTCTGGCTGAATGAGCTGCTCAACGAGAACATGCAGGGGCTCGACCTCAACGCCATGCTCGTTTACCTGGTCGACCTGGTGCAGCCTTCGGTGCTGCCGATCCTCGCCGAGCAGTTCTCCATGCTGGAAGAGGCTACTTGGCCGGTAGCCCGATCCGATGATGATCGGCGAGCGCTGATCAAGACTGCCATCGAGCTGCACCGCTATAAAGGCACGCCCTGGGCGGTCAAGCAGGCGCTGGCCACCATCGGCTATCCCGTCCTGGAGCTGGTCGAGCAGAAGACGTACCAAGCTGAATGGATAGCTGCCGGGGGCAAGACCCTAGATGGTGCCTGGCTGCTCGATGGCAGTGTCAGCCTCACGCCACCCGAAACGGGTATCAACGGCCAGCTCATGAAGCGAATGGCCCTGAACCACTGGGCTCAGTATGCGATCCGTCTCAATGCCTCTGAGGGCGATTGGTCACGCGAACAGCAAAAACGTATTCGGAAGGTCGCCGAGGCGTACGCACCGACTCGTGATGAGCTGGTCGGCATCATCATCGCTCTGCAGGCCAAGTTCGATTCGCGCATCACCCTCAAGTCGATGGCCGCTCGCCTGCGGCTCAAGTACACCAAATGCAAGCGTTTCCAGCCTGCAGCCCGGCGCACGTTAGACGGCTGCTGGAAACTCAGTGGCGGTTATGTCGACGTGCTGCTCGATGGAGGCTGGTCGCTAGACGGCCGGCAGCTCAACGGCCATTCGCTGATTGGCGCCGTCCTGGACAACGGCCACATCTCTACCCGCCAAAAGATATCGCTGCGTGCGGCCATGACCATGGGGGCTCCGCGTGCTTCTGAGCTGGTTGTCCTGGGGGAGCGTTTTCGCTCGCTCGATGGCAGGTGGCAGCTCGACACCCAAACGCTGCAGGGCTGGCCGATGGATGAAGGTCGAAGCCTGGCCGATGCCCAGCTCAACCGCATTGGCCTGCACCGTCTCGACGGCACCTGGTTGCTGGGCGCCCAACTGGGCGGCCCTGGCATCAGGTTTAGCGCCACCTTACGCATCAAACACAACGGCATCACGACACAGGAGTCGCTATGAGTAACCCGACTGCAACACCCACCACGTTGGCCTACCGGCACCAGGTCGCATTGAGCGCCGCCACTGGTGTCGCCATTTCCAAAGCCGCCTGGATGGCCTTCGGGTCGGGCGATAAGGCGTATTCGCCGGATGAGGACGTTGCCTTGGTGGCTGAGTTCGCCCGCGTTCCAGTGACCAACACCGTGGACGGCGCGGTGCTGACAGTCAGGGGCAGCATGAGCGGCGTTTTAGCCGCAAATAACGTCCTGCGGGAGTTCGGCGTGTTCACCGAAGCGGGCGTGCTGATGGGGCGCCGCGTCGTGAAGCCGAAGGAGTTCGAGGACACCAGTGAAATCGAACTCGACCTTGATTTTGAATACTGAGGAACACCGTCATGCCGTTGACTCCAAGCTCCAATCCCGTATTTACGCCCAGCGTTCCAGCGCTGACCACGTCCAGCGTGGCTCACCCGGATACATGGAACCCCATCCACCAGGCATTGCTCAATAACGACGCAGCTATTAATAAGGCTGTTGTCGATAACAAAGCGGCTGCTGAACAAGTGACAGATCAGCTTGCTCAGCGCCTCAACAACGTCGAGGCCACCAGCTCAGTGGCGGTGCAGAAAGCCGTCGGCCTGGACTGGCTGTATCGCGGCAACTCGGTGTCGTTTGAACTGTTCACCGAGGATTATACCCTGATCGACACCGCCCCGGTGGCGGTCGTCCAGGGCATCACCGGTGACGACTCGTTGGACCTCGCCAGTACGGCGTCGATCAAGGCCGGCGAGTATTACGTGCTGAGCGACACCACTGTGCTGGACGATCAGGGCCAGCCCGCGCCGGTATCAGCGTTGGTCCAGGTGCAGTCCGTGCTGTCGGCCGCCCGTGTGCGCCTGGTGGATAACATGGCGCGAAACTGGGGTGCTTCTGCGACCCTGCGCCGCTCCAGCCTGGCGATCACCTCGCCGGGCGTAGCCGCGGCCGTGCCCGGTGACATCTACCTGACGCGCTCGATCAACATCGGCACCGACGCGGAGGGCGGGGCGGTTGTCATCCGACGTAGCCTCAACTCGGGCCTGGCCCGTTTGCGTTACCGCGACGGCTACCAGCCGGCATGGAAAGAGATTGGTTGGTCGCTGCGCCGCCAAGGCGGCTCGATACCGGCCGGTATGGCGGATTATGAGTACATCCTGCCCATGCGTGGCGACGGCTGGCTGCGGCTGGATGTCGAGGGCGAGCCAATGACGATTCGTCACCTCGTCGCGCTGGGTTCGCCCACCGGCCTGGGCGGCTTCATCAACCCCGACCTGCGTCCCGCCGCGCCCGTGATCAGCGCGCCGGCAAACGCCGCAACCGGCGTCATGGAGCGCCCGACCCTGGCGCTGGCGGGCTACGTCACGCCATCCGGCAACGCCCAGGCCGCCGTACAGTTCCAGCTGGCGACAGCAGCGGCATTCGCCACGGTACTGCACGACTCGGGCACGCTGGCCTCTGGCCTGTCCTACGCGCTGCCGGCCGGTGTGTTGCTGGCCAATACCGTGTACTACTGGCGGGCGCGGGTACAGGACGTGGCGGGGTTGTGGTCGGATTACTCGACCGTGGCCAGCTTCACCACGGCCGCGTCCTTCGCCTATGTCGTGCCGCCGACCATCACCGGTCCGGCGGCCAATGCGCTTGATGTGCCCGAGCAGCCGACGCTCGCCAGTTCGGCCTTCACGGTATCGGGCGCAGCGGATACCCACGCGGCCAGCCAGTGGCGTATCCGCCGCGCGGATGGGACGTATGCCGCGCCGGTCTGGGACAGCGGCACGGATGCGGTAAACAAGCTCACGGCGGTCGTCCCGGCCGGCAAGCTGTTGCCGGGGCAGTTGACCTACTACGTGCAGGTACGCCACCAGGGCGCAGCCAAGGGTTGGTCGGAGTGGTCGACGGAAAGCAAGTTCACCACCAAGGCAGCCTTTGCCAATGTGATCGGCATTGCGATGCTCGCCACCGGCGGCGGCGGTGGCACCTGGTCCCGCGTGGATGAAAACGGCGCGAGCAAGGTGACGGACGCTTCGTTTTTTAGCTCGCACGCCACTTACGGCGCGATTCAGGATCAGGTGATTGACGGCCAGAGCATGGTCCGCATTCCGGCCTTCTACGTGAAGCGCGGCACCATTGTCTCGGGGGCCAACTCTGGCAAGAAAGCGGTCTGGATTTCCGACCAGCCCGCGGCGGGATTCACCTTGCACCCAGCGTTCAAAAACGCCGGCGCAGATCTGGCGCAGTTCTGGGTTGGCAAGTATCAGGGTACGTCGGACGGCACCAAGATGGGTTCCAAGGCTGGCCTGACGCCACTGGGCAGCATTAACTTCGCGGCCATGAAGGCCCGCGCCGAAGCTCGCAATACGGCGGGCGTCAGCGGCTTTGCCCTGTGGTCGATCTACCAGCTGTCGGCGATTCAGACGCTGGCGATGATCGAAATGGGCGGCGCCGATTCGCAAGCGCTGATCGGCCAGGGCAACGTCAGTGCTGGCTCCGTCCAGGCGGTCGACAGTGCCACGGTCGCGCAAGCTACCTGGCGTGGCATCGTCGGGCTGTGGGGCAACGTCTACCAGATGGTCGACGGTCTGCAGACCGATGCGTCGAGTAAGTTCAAGGTCTGGGACCGCAACGGCAACAAGTCGTACCTGACCACCACCCGCACCGCGCCCGCGAGCGGCTCTTACCCCGTGGCCATGGCTGAGGATGCAGGGACTGACTATGACCTGAGTGACATCTTTGCACCAGCCATCGTTGATGTGACTGCCAGCAATGGCAGTTACGGCGACACTTTCGCGAAGGGCGCCGACGCCGTGGCGTACCACGGTGGCAATGGCATCGTCGGATCAGGGGGCGGTCTGTTTTGTCTGCGCATCATGTTCGATGCGTCGTTCTCGAACCCCGACGTTGGCGGTCGCCTCGCGAAGGTGTGATGGAACCTGCGACCCGAGTTATGTCTATGGGCTAGCCCGTCGCGCGGGTGCCCGTCTGCTCTGAGGAGAGCACATTGTGAAGATTGAAAATGGAACCCTGACTGTGAACGGTCAGCCTGTGGTGCTGCCTGCGATTCAGGCCGATGCGAAGGTGCGCGTCTGGTCGGTGCCGCTGGCGTACCGTGAAAACGGCTTGTTTGTCGCGGTGATTCTGCCCGGTCAGCCGGACGAGATTCCGGCCTGTTCGCTGGCCGACACTGAGTACCTGGGCGAGCTGAATTACCCGGCGGCCGAGGCACATAAGCTGGAGGCGGCGAAGGCCGCCAAGCTGGTCGAGCTGAATGCCGGTTGTGAGCGGGCGTTGTCGACCCTAACCGCCAGTTACCCACCCGGTGAGCTGCAAAGCTGGCCGCAGCAGGTGAAGGAGGCCGCCGATCTGGCCGCCAATCCGCAGGCGGAAACGCCACTGCTGGCCGCCATTGCCGAGGCCCGAGGGCTGACGATTGTTGAGCTGGTCGAGCGGGTGCGCCTCAAGGCCGAGGCCTATGCGCAGTTGTCGGGCTCGGCCATTGGCCGTCGGCAGGCGCTGGAGGATCTGCTGGAACTGGCGCAAACCTTTGAGGACGTGGAGGCCATCGTATGGTGAAACGTGTAATAGGCCTGGCTCTAGCGATCTTGTGCGGCTTGGCCGGGGTCTTCGCTTGGCTCTGTCTGCTGGTAGCTGTCGTGTTCGGCAGTGCCCGAGCGCAGCGCCTGGCCGTGTCGTTCGACCAGTTGGCCAATACCGCGCTGGGCGGTGATGAAGATGAGACTATCAGTTCGCGAGCCGCCAAGGCAGCTCGCAATGGGAAGCGATGGGGATGCATGTTGTGCAAATTGCTCGACCGCTTTGAACACAAGCATTGCGAGAACAGCATTGAATTAGATGAGGGGGAACGGAGCGGTTGA